TCAGTTCCTTCCCCAAAGCTCCCGCTCATCATCATCAAGCTCGGCAGGCCGCAGATCCTTCTCGGCTACAATGGCGAACGCGCCCTCGTCGTCATACACGTTTTCGAGTTGCCAGTATCCGCGGTAGTGCGCAGGCGCCAAGACGAAGGCCTTAGCCGCGTTGTGGCCGTACTGCACGACCTGGCCGGGTTGAACTGCATTAAGCATTGCTGCGACTCCTCGTTGCGTTGCGATGTTGAACGTTATATAACGATGTTCAACAATCGTCAACAACAATGTTCAACATCGTTCAACAGGAGCAAAAATGATCCGCGCAGCAAGCATCGGCATTCGGCTGTCAGACGAGGTCAAAGCCGCATTGGACAAGGCAGCCAAGGCCGATAGACGCACGCTATCTGCATATGTCGAGCTTTTGATCGTTGCCGATCTAGAGGCCAAGGGCTTCCTTCCGAAGGCAGAGTAGAGGCGCGCCGCAGTTACCACGCTACAGCGCGCCCTGGCATTGAAGCGTCAATGCCGGCCCTTCCAAATGCCTGCCCCCCCGATCTCGGTAGGCTACAGAGCATATAAAAACGCCGGCAGCCAAGTCAAATACCGCTTTACCGAGATAACGCGACAGTAAAGCGGTAATCGCCGAAAGACAGATACCTGCAAGTACTCCCTCTGGACTCCGCAAGGATTTTATGGATTCATGCGCAATGATCGATATTCCGTCATTCGCTGGCCTTGGCACCATCTACACAGCAAAGGAAGCTGCGACGCGCCTCAAGATGACGCGGCGAGGCGTTATCACACTCGGCAAGCGTTATGGCTGCTGCTCCATGCACGGGAGATCCGTGCTATTCTCAGAGCAGGATCTTCTCGACATTTGGCAGGTCATGCGGGCGCCCGCCACGGAAACCAAGCCTGTTTCTGCGCGCGCCGTGGCGTTTTATTCGGCGGATACCTCCTACAAGGACTTGCTGCGCACCAAGCAACGCGACCGGGAAGAAAAACGCCGTCTCCGCAAGGAAAAGGACGCCGCAACGAGAGCGACGCCTCGAAGAGAAGCGCCTAGTGTCGCGTGCCAAAGTCGAGGCGAGAGCGGCAAAGCGCGCTGAGAAAGCGGCGATGACCGCGGCTAAGCGCGCCTCGGTTGAAGGCGAACAACTCGACCTCGCAAACAAGGATCCGTCGTACTGGACGCCGCAACGAAAGAAGCGGCTGCGGCGGGAACGCATCGCCCGGATGGAGAGCACGCCATGACGCCAGAGCCTCGCACCGTCACGAATGCTGCTCTCGACAAGCTACCGCTATTCGCGACCGACTTGGAAATAGCCATCGCAATCGTCGGCAAGCAGAACGCATCAAGGTGGAAGCGCGATGTGATCCCGGCGCTCGAGCGCAGAGGCTTTCCGAAATGGGACTCGTTGCACCAAGGGCGGGCCGTGCCGCACGTGCGCCAATTTTACGCCCTCTACCTTGGCATCACCGCTGGCTTCACGATGGCGCCGCCGCCAGACGGTGTCGACAAGGTGGGATCATGGCGACCGCGCGATCAGAACAGAGACGATTCGACCGCGAGCCATGCACCGGGAACTAACCCGGGAACAAACCTTCGGCGATCTCATGCGCAGCGCAAAGCGGAGGCTAAAGCCAACGCAGAGGCTTGGGCTGTGAAAAAGCGCAATGCCCTAGAGGCCCACCGGGCGAAGCGGGCAGCCGAGTCCGCTAACGGCCAATCCTGAATGCACTGTCTCGGCTCCGGGACAAAGCATACTTGCGTCCCGTCCACCGATCGAAGACCGTTCGCGCGAGCGAGGAAAGAGTCGGACCCGATCGATGTGGTTGGTACTTAAGGCGAACGAGTCAGACCAATACAATTGGCTGAAGATGTTCAAGCCCCCCTTCGATCCTCACGTCGAACTTATGTCTCATGATTCGGGCGACCAATTGCTCGTCCTCAAGACTAAAGAATTGGACGATCTCTCTACACTCAAGGACACCTACAACGTCGGCGAGGGCATAGTCCGCACCTTGAATGGAGTCGTCGCAGCCATAATGGAAAAGTCTGCTGTTGAGCCGGATGGCGCTGCCGAAATGCGCGGCGGCAAACTGATCCGCCATATGATGATGCGGACTGAAACAGCACACTTTTCTTTTGGCGGACCCTCGGCCGAATTCAACGTAATTGTTCGAAACAAGGAAGGAAACGTCGTCGTCCCACCGCCAGCGCCGACTGCCGCACAAAGCCGATATGCCGCATCGAGAAAAAACGAGCTGTTGACGCATGCGTTGAACTATTGCGCTGGCGAGCCTGGCTGGTTCGACCTCTATAAAGCGATGGAGTGTCTTGAGCAGGCGGGATTTGCGAAAAAGGGGCAAATGACTCGCTTTAGCCGGACTGCGAACTGGTTCCATCGTCACCATGACACGAAGAACCCTCCGCCGCCGAACCCCATGGATCTGTGGGAGGCGCGGAGGCTGTTGCGTGGACGCATCAATCAAGCCCTCGATGAACTTGCAACGCGATCGACGGATTGATGAGCGGTCGGCTCGTCATTGGCGAGTCAGCAACCTTGCACTACAAGCGATTGCGGGGGGGTGATAAGACACAGGAGCAAACTACTTTGGCCGACGAAAACATCGATGAACTGATCACCCTGACTGCAGACATCGTCTCTGCCTATGTTGGCAACAATCCCCTCCCCGTTTCAGGGTTGCCCGACCTCATCGCCTCGATCCATGCATCGTTGTCGGGTGTAGGCCAACCGACCGTGCCGGAGCAGCCCAAGCAAGATCCTGCAGTAAATCCGAAGCGTTCGGTATTTCCCGACTACATCATCTGCCTCGAAGACGGGAAGAAATTCAAGTCGTTGAAGCGCCATCTCGGCGTACACTATGGCCTTACCCCGGAAGAATATCGCGAGAAGTGGGGTTTGAAGGCGGACTATCCGATGGTTGCGCCCAACTATGCAGCCCAGCGTTCGGCGTTGGCGAAATCGACTGGGCTCGGGCGGAAGCCCGCGGCAAAACCGGCGAAGGGCGGCAAAAGGCGCTCGGCACAGTGACGGCGGAGCCCTGCCCGTTTTGCACAAGCTCTGACGTGATCCCACACGTGGCAGAAGGGCGAACGGTGATGAGATGCGAAGACTGCGGCGCATCCGGCCCGGTCTGCATCGACGAATTGAACGCCGTTAGAAGCTGGAATCGTCGTCCCGCTACACTTGATCAGGATTGGGACTAGCGGCCGTTTCCAGCAAGCATAGTCGACCCGCCCGAACGCGCGCGCCAAGTGTGCCATTTTAATACAATCCCCAATTTGTAGACTCCCATGGTGCATCGGCATCTAGTGTCTCCGTCCGTACCGGTGGAGGAGAAAGGCTGCGGATCGGGAGGAAAACCAATGTTTGCCCAGAAAGAAGACTATCGAACGAACAAGGCCGACTATTTGATCGCCGCGACGAAAGGCCGATCGGGCGTCGATGCCAGCCTCAATGAGACACTTGAAAGAAGGAGGAAATCGCTGTGGCTAAGAGATCCGGGAGCCGCCAGATTGGCCGCAAATCCGTGCGATAGCTTGCCAGCACCAAGAGCCAGACCACGCGGCGATTGACGACGGTATTGCTTCCTTCGAGGCCGCAGCAGCGCTTGAGGATACCCCCGGCTGCGCCTTATGGGTGGGTGCCGGGATGGGTGCCTGCAGGGTTATCTGGGCGCTTTCTGGGCGCACTTACTTCGGATGGTCGGCCTTCACCACAAGGCGCGTATACGCTCGCTCGACTTGAAAAATGGCATCGTCTTTGGTCGCGACCTCCCCGCGCGAAGAGCCTTGAAACCAGAACCACTTGCCAGCAGATGGGCCATGCATCTCTTTCTTGATGCGGCCTGCATACTTGCTCTGAAACTCGGCCGAAAAGTCATATGGCACCGAGGCCCCGGCGATGACGGTCCGTCTCCAAGAGAGGTGGACTCGCGCGCCACGGTCAACAAGGCTTTGGAACGCGTCTTCCTTCGTTTCGAACGTGTGCGCGATGGCGCTGCCATCCACGACCTGCCAGCCGCGCTGATAGGCCAAGCGGACGGTGAAGCGATCGGTCACCCCCGGAACCTCTCGGTGTACCAGGTGATTTTGCCGCCGACCTTCATAGGCTTGTGAATCACCAGCCTCTTGGGAAGATGCTCGGGGTGGAGCTCGAGGAGCGTGATCTTCACCTGCGGTTTGCACCGGCTGCAGTCGAATTTCAGCTTCAACGGGTCGACGCCGCCGCCATAGACCATCATGAGATCGGCTGAACGGCAGTATCGGACATTGCCGCAACTGCATTCCGCCTTCACAAGCATGTTGTGCCGGGTCGCCTTGCCCAGCGTGTCGATCGGATCATGCGCCATGAGAACAGAAAAGGAACAAATTCCTTGCTCGTCAAGCCGTCATGTGGAATCTATCCCGCATGAGTGACGAACCTGCCAAGCTCGCCGACGGCATGACGCCGGCGCCGCGAGAGCGCGCCGGAGCGCTGGGCCACATGTGTGAGCACGCAGGCTGTGTGAAGCACGGAGGCTTCGGCTTTGCCCGGCCTCGCCTAGAGCCGCATTGGTTCTGTTTCGAGCACAGGGATGACGGTGAGCGTTATCTCTGAAGGGAGACGCACCTCACGGCCAGCAATATCTCGAACGTGGTTTAGCTGGTGAAACTATTTTCTGCCCCTCGCGTTTTTGCCGTCTCAAGTAGGTGGGCAGGTGGTACTTGGCAGAATTTAGGAAGTTCCGATGCCGGCAATGTCTCGGTGCCGGCAAGGTTTTTCAATGCGTAAAATGGCTGAGTTCAAACGGCACGTGTTGCCCGCAGGGGGTGCACCGACCCGGGTGCAAAGGTTCGACGATCAGATGCCCGATGTGTGGCGGCAGCGGTCTGCAAAGCCCTGAAATTATACGTCAAACAGATCAGTAGGCCCCAAGCCAATCTCGTCGATGATGTCGGGCGTGTTGTTCCGCGGCGAACCGACCTTGCTGTTGATCGGCCACATCTTCATCAAATCGGACGGAAATGGCTTCATCAGGTCGCGCGGATCAGGTTCCGGTCCGAGCCAGCGCATATAATCCGCCGGCGCCAGGATCACCGGCATGCGGTCATGGATCGTGGCCATGAGGTCGTTCGGCTCACAGGTGGCGATCGCGAAGGTCCGGATCAACTCGCCGGCGGCCTTGTCGGCGTACTCTTCCCAGATGCCAGCCATGGCAAAGGGCTCTCCAGACTTCATCGCGATGGCATAGGGCTGCTTCTTCTTGCCCGATGCATCGAGCTTCTGCCATTCGAAGTAGCCATCGACCGGTACTAGGCAGCGCCGCGCGGCATAGGCTTTGCGAAACAGACCATTGCTGGCGATTGTCTCGCAGCGCGCGTTGACAGGCGGCGGTCGACCACCACCGTCGCGAGCCCAGCCGGGCACAAGGCCCCACCGCGCCGAGACGAAGCCGGCCATGCTGGTCGACAACTCTTCGCGGACGATGATCGGATAGGCCAGACTGGGCGCGCCGTTCCAGAGCGGAAAGCTGTTGCCCAGTCGCTCGACCTCGCCGGCATGGGCGAATTCAAACCGACGAACCATGTCGGGGATTGTCGTCTTTACGAAAACGCGTCCGCACATTAGGGCATGCTCAATCGTTGCCGTTAGGGAAGGCCAAAATGGGAACGGAGTACGAACGAGTCAAGGTGCCCCGGTTGGATCAGTCTCGCCGATCGCGCCGCGCATTCGAAACGTGGGATGCGCAGTCGTCATTGCCAGGTACTCGCGACCTTTGTCCGATAGGGAGACCTGGTCCGTCACGCCCGCTTGATACAGTTGGATGAGCGCTGCCGCTAACAGTTCCGCCAAAATTGAGTCTCGGTGGATGTTTGCTGCGGTGCAAAGCCGATCGAATACCCGTTGCAGGAGGTCGATTTCTTCAGGTTGATATGCGTCAGGATTGGTAGCGCGAAACATCGCAGCTCCTCCGGCTTGGGGCGGAAGCGCGATAGTCGCTCACAGTCGGCGGAGCCCGTGGCAATTCCCGCCGATCTTCCAGCTTTATGCCTTGAGACTCATTGTGTCGTTATCAAATGGTAGTGTCTCAGTTTGAATTTCTGGACTGCTGAAGAACCTCGGTAACTTCCTCAACGAGTCTCCGGGCGCGGTCGGCTTCAGCCTTGACCTTGGCGCGGATTTTCTCGTTTTCAGCCCGCAGTTTTTCGGCCCGGTTGATAGCATCGGCGCTCATGTCGAGTGTGGCTCCCATTGGGCTCAACGTCCTCCCGGAAGCCCGGTTCCGGCTTAGGCTGCGCGCTTCTTATATGGTCCGTGCTTGCCCGGCCTTTAGGTCCGGTGGGCATTTATCCGAATAGCTCCGCATATTCATCGATGGCGAGGAACGCCTTGTGTACCGCTTCCGGGTCTAGGCGTTCGTCAACCACCAGATAATGAAAGTCCCTGAAAACGCCAGTGAGGCTTTGTGCCCCGCGCATCTTGCGGCGAGCCTGTACCAACACCGCGCCGCCCTTGTTAGAATATCCGTCAGTCCAGGCTACCTGGCCTTCGCCAACAATGCGGCCAACGGCAACTTCGCCGCGCATAGGGGATTCGTCATCCCATCCGCTCCAGGCTATCAATGCTTCATGCGCCTTCATCAAATTTCCCTGTGCTTTGCGTAAGCATAGGGCTTCAACGTTTGGGGTTTAAACCCGATCCTGCAACGGCTAAATTTCAAACTGAGACACTACCTATCAAATGACGCACTGCCCGCGCTTATCGAAGCGGCCGCGCACTCATTCCGGCACTCCGGGATCATGGAAGTGCGCTATCCAGTCCACCAGGGTCCGATACAGGCTTTCCACCTCATCGTCGATCTCGTCGCGCCGGATGCCGACGGCCTTCGCGTCGGCAAATAGCTTGTGAGTTAGGTCGTGTATCGAGACCGCGTCCGCCCTCGCGGTTTCCGGAACGTTGTTCTGGATCCATCGATGCAGGAAGTTGAGGCCGCGCGTGCTCATGCTGCGACAATTTTAGGGCGGCGCTTAGGTTCCTTCCGGGTTGGCGACGGCGGCCTCATCCGCCTCAGCTTCCACGGTCGCGGCAACCGGCCTGACCTCGCTGCCGATCGGCACGCCGTCGAAGCCCTGTAGCCAGGCATCGGCATGCTCCTGCCAGAGTCGGGCACCGTACGTTCCTTGCCGTCCTTGCGCGCCTGCGCCCCGTACATCCAGGCGTAATTCGCGCGCTCCTGATCCTTTTTTGCTACAGCCATCGCTACCCCCTAGCGGCCGAGAGGCTGCCTGGATAGCGCCACCAGTTCGGCTTCGTCGCTCACTCCGGCCATGTAGTTCGCGATGATTCGGGATGCGAGCGCGTCGCGCGCGTCAGGCGGAAGATCCGACTTGAGTTGGTCGAAAACCCGCCCGAGCAGTTCGACTTCGGATGGATCAAAGTGACCGGCTTCTTGAGCCTTATGTCGGATCGGCATAGCCTACCTCAACGAAACGAAATCCGGAATAAAAACCACAGCGCCCGCTAAAGGCAAGCCTCAGCTATCTTCCCAGAAATCCAGCAACTTGGCGTGGCGAAGCCCTTCCTCGCCCTTCAAGGTTTTCACCCGGCCGACAAGGCCAGGCTTCAGCCATTCGGCCTTGTCCCTTTTTTGGCCCTTCGGCACCGGGCCGCCGACCTTGCCCTGGACGCGGTCCCAGAGTGCCTTCCGCTTGTCTGCTTTGAACGCGACATTGGCGCCACCCTTGTAGCGGCCGGCGTCTGCCATCAGCACTTGCGCCGCGTTGCCCGGTTCACGCTGCACGCCGATGATCTCCATGTCCTTCTCTTCGAAACACTTGATCTTGCGCCACTGATTGGTCGGCCCGCTCCGATAGGTACTATCCCGTCGCTTCGACACCATCCCCTCAAGGTTGGCCTTGTCGACCAGGTGGAAGACGGCGTCACCAGTGCCTGGCATCGCCTCGCTGAATTGAATGCGTCCCCCTTCCGGGAGCATGCCTTGAAGAATCTCGCGGCGGTCCTGCAGAGGCATCGAACGCAGATCATGGCCATTGAGGTGGAGAAGGTCGAAGCCGACCAGATATAGGTCGGGCGATGGCCGCCGACCACTGACCGCCGCTTGCAAGGCATGGAAGTCGGAAAGGCCGGCTTCGTTGATCATGATGGTTTCGCCCTCGAAGATGAAGGTGTCCGCCTCGATGCCGGCGGCCTCTTCAGCGAGGAACCGGTATCTCCCGGTCCAGTCGAAACCTCGCTTGGTGTAGAACCGGATGCCGTCTTCATCCTTAATAGCCTGGGTACGGTAGCCGTCGAACTTGATTTCGTGAATCCACTCGTCTCCCTTGGGAGGGTCATCGTAAAGCTCGGGCTCCATTGGCCGGATGAACGTCAAACGCATGCACAGGACTCGGCAAAACCGCGATTCAATTAGCTTTATCTAAAATGGTTCCAAAACTCCAAACTCCCATCCGTGCGCCATGCAACAAAGCGGGACAAACCACGTTGCCTGCATCTGCGGAGGCGCCCGATGACGAAGTACGTGGTGGAAGAGATTTACGGCGGCGCGGTGGTGTCAGCTGGCGTGGTCTTGGAGGACGATCCGATAAAGGCCGCCGAGATACTGGCCGGTCAACCTGTGTCGGCAAGGGCACTTCAGGATCATTGGTTTCGCGTGGTCGATGAGGATCGGGCCGCCGTATATGAGTACAGCTTGGTCGGACCTGACCAGCGTCCAGACCTCTCTGGATCGACGAAGTTGTCAGACCTTGGCCTGCCAATCGCCGGCACAATGCACGGAGGCGGCTTCCCCCGCGACGAGGACCATTTCTACAATTGCCCGAGCTGCGGGCAGAAGGTCGATCAGCGCGATTTGCGCCAAGTCATGTGGCATGAAGTTCCTGGCCATGAGCCACTGGAGACAGAGCCCGCGACAATCCTCAGTTTCCCTCGACCAAAATAGAAAAGCCCGCCTGCCGGTCAGGGCAAGCGGGCTTTATGGAACATAAGGCAGAACTCAAGCCGGCGGAGGCGGCGGTGTAAACGATAGGGTCACGGCGGCTGTCACAACCGACAGGCGCTCGCGCTTCATCAGCGCTGGCTTCTCATAGGCTCTCTTCATAGTGGTGCTCCTCGCTTTACCCTCGGCGTAGAAACTGCATTACGTCGACAATTCTTGTCAACCGCCTGCGCCAGAGATCACCAGCTCGGCCGCCAGCCAGAAGCCACTGGCCATGAACAGCAGCACTACCATTGAAAACAGTAAAAGCCGCATGCGACGCCCGTCTCGTTGCAGATCGGCATTGTAGCACGGGCTAAAGAACAAAAAAGCCCGCTACCTTCCGGCAGCGGCAAGTCTGGTATGCCTGTATGATCCGCCCCTATTAGCCCGCCGCCCCATTCACGGCAGCGACGGGCGCCCCAGGGATGAATCAGGGGCATAACCCGAGGCGTTGGAACCCCGAGCTATTCGAACTAGGAAAAGCCCGCCACTGAGGAAGCAGTGACGGGCCTTGTTGGTCTGCTCAGTTGAGGGGACTGAGCATATGGTGAATTTCATAGCAGCGGTTTGGTTCCAGCAAAAAAGCCCCTCATGCCGAAGCACGAGGGGCGAAAACGAGCGGGCTACTTGCCGCGCCACACTTTGTAATAGATTTGCACGGCCAGCCATACGATGCCGAGGAACGTCAGCGTGAGGGACGCGCCGTCCTGAATGTATGGAAGCCAGAGAACGTTTGTCGTGGCCGCTGCGGCAATGCCGGTGGTTATGCGCTCTTGTATGACGGGGTCGTTGATCACTTCTTGCCACCCCGCAAAGCCGCATCGCGGTCATGATAGAAATCGCGCAGCGCCTTGTGTCTGCCGCCGCACTGAATGAGCGCCTTGCGATCAGATATCCACAGCCGCTCGACGTCACCTTGCTTCAACTCACCCTTCGGCAGGCGCACCGGACCAAGACAGGAAATCAGCAGCGACCTATCCGGATCGCTTAGCGTTGGCGGTTCACTAATGGACCGAGTCGATACGCAACCCGCTGCCGTCAGACAGGCAAACGCGATCGCGATCAGGGTCAGCGTTCGCTGCATCTGACAATTCCTTGATGTGGGCTTCTAGGGCTTGGTTTGCGGCCTCGAGTTCGTCCAGGCGCTTGGACTCATTCGCTTTGGCCTGCGCGTTGGCTTGCGCCTGGCGGGAAATCTCGGCTGCGGTCGCCGCTTTGACTTCGGCTTCGCGCTTGTCGTATTTCGCGGACCAGATGGCGGTGCTGTGCGCGCTGCCCAAATGGTAGGTGTAGCCAAACGCGCCGACGATCACCGCAGCTATCAGGCCGTACTTGATGAGGCTGGCGTAGCCACCTGTGAGCGTGTCTAGGAGACTCATGATTGCTCTACCTCAATACTTGTGCTGAATTGAGGATCGGAGGATGGGAGGTGAAAATGTTCGAGAAAGCCGAAATCGGTATTCCTTGCCCGAAATGCAGTCACAAGACCAACAAGACTATCGCTTGGATCAAGTCTCACGACGATTTCGTTTGTGCCGGATGCGGAACCACGATCGTGCTTGAGAAGAAAAAACTCCTTGCCGGACTCAAGGAAGTCGACAAGAGCGTAGCCGAACTCAAGAAAACACTCGGCCGCCTCGGAAAGCGATGATGGCAAGTCACTTGCTGACGCGCCGTCAAAACTGATTTTCAGCGTGTTCATGCGCCACCCACCTGCGGCAACCCGCTAACACAAAGCTCGGCCTCGCCGATGCGCTGTGCGTCGCCCATCTCGCGGCGAAGAACTAAGCCCTGTACGGTGTGGCCACCCGCCTTGTTGAACGCGGTCTGCGCTTCACAGGCTTGCCGGTATTGCTTGGCGGTCGCGAACTTGGCCGCCCGCGACTTACACGCCGCGCCTACGCCGAAGTTGTAGGCGCCCGACAGCAGCGACGCCTGCAGGCTGACCGGCAGGCTGGCGTAGCCTGCAATGCAGCGTGTAAGCGGCTTGTAGTAGTCCGCAACCACGCGCCTCATAAGCATGTCGTGACATTGCTCTTTCGTGCGCGTCATGCCGGCCTTTACCGGCTTGCCATCAATCTGCGTCTCGCCGTAGCAGATGTCGTAAATCTCGGCGTATCGATCCCAATGAGAATGAAGCACAAGGCCCTCCCAAGGGATAATCAGCGAGTTAACGGCGAGCGTAACGGCGGGTGGCGGGCTCGACGGCATAAGCGCAGCGCCCGCGGCGACCGCCGCAGCAGCAATAGCCGCAATGGCCCGCTTGCTGGGCCTAATTTTGTTTATCGGCATCGTCTGCCTCCTTGGCTGCGTCTTTCTCGAATTGCGTTAAAAGCCGCGCCGTCCAAGCGCCGCCAAGCAGCGCAAGCGTGAGCCACCACGGCAGGAAATCCATGTACGGAACGACGTTCAGGATGATGTCTACAGCCGCCGCTAGCTCAATGAGCCGCAGCGACCAGGCGCGTTTAAGCACCCGCTCGACGTCGGGGATGAGGCGCATTTTGTCCTTGGGGTTTTGTTACAGTTTCGCTGCCGCCACGAAAAACGCGCGTCAGTCGTTTTGCTGTCCCATCGAGACGAGCCGGTTCTTTACATTTTTGTAAATTGCACTCGATGGCCAACCGACGCGATGCTGGCTGGCGGCTTGGTTTTGCCACCCGACTTGTTGGGCAACAGAGCACCAGGTTGACAGGGCCGAGCCGCGCTCAATTGGCAACCATTACGTGATCGCACCATCTCTCTTTAGCAGCGACTCATTTACGTGTTGCCCCGCGGCGGATCCGAGCGAACCGCCCGGCCGGCGCTCATTTAAACCCAAGCCCCCCCGCCCAATGAGCGCCGGCCAACTCTTTCGAAGGCAGTGCAGAAAAAGCCCGCGTGCGTTGGCGTGCACGCGGGCCGATCAGGCTGAAGCCGATGTTCGGCAGGTGACACCGCCCTGCCGCCAAAAGAAAGCTTTAGAGGCGCCTGATGTTCCGCCCAATCGCTGCGTGACGTAGCGGCAATGGCAGGGCGCCTGACGTTGCGGCAATGCCGGAACACACAGGGAACAAAAACCTTGTGGGAAAAGCCAGCCTTGGCAGGCGGCGGGCGCTGATTGCCTGTAGATTAGCGGCACTGGCTAGGGTTTGCGGCGTCCTCAGCCAAGAGAAACGGCCGCAAACCCAATGTGCCAGTTGGCTCCCCGGAGGGCGGGAGGTGGTTTAGCGCTACCTCCCGCTTCCGTTCAGGTGGAACCACTTTGGTTACACGGTGCGATTTTCGCAACACCATAAATTTTAAATCACAAATTTTTGGTGGTGCTATCGGGGCGCTACAGTTTTGCAGCGACTGAAAAAAACGCGTCAACCTGCTCAGGAGTGAAACCCAGCGCTGCAAAGCCAGAGGCCATCATCGGCTCTGTCCTGACGAAGGTACCACTGTTGTCATAGGCGATCTGCACATCGTCGCCTTGCGAAGCCACAAACGCCTCCACCTGCTCCAGCAGCCCTGCGGCTAGCAACTGCAGTTTGAATTGCCTGGCCGAAACAGACTCGGGAATGCGCACCGTTGGTCCTGGCAATCCGTAGACTGCCAAGACGTCGGTAAGTTCGTCTTCGCTTACAATGTGGGTTACTCCGGCATCCTCCGGTATCGCGTCGACATAAGCCGCAGCAGCACTCGACCACGCGCGGGTTTCATCACCGCCAACAAACCAAAACCAATCACGCGGGAAAGCCATCATATGTATTGCCCTTGTGTCGCGATTGATCCAGCCGCGTTGCCCGGAAGATACGTTGCGCCGCTGCCGAACGTTTGAATAGCGCCGTTGACTGTTGCACTATATCTAGGACCAGTCCCGCTGCCGACAAACGTATTTGCGTTGCATTGAATGAAACTATCAGAACAAGACACGAAACCAGCCGAAAACGCTGGCGTTCCGGTCAATGTTATTGTTGAAGAAACAATTTGCGCATACGAAAGCGCGTCCAAGAAAATATGCGACGACGCGCTTCCGCTGATCGTGTAGTTCTTTCCACTGTTTATGAATGAACCACCGGTTCCCAATTGAATATGAGGCTGTGCGCAAGCGCCATATTCCATTTTTCCGATGATCGTCACCGATCCGCCCGGAATGAAGATACCAACGCCGGAGGTTGTTGTTTGTATCTTGAAGCCACCCAAAAGCAGACGGCCACCGTTGCTAACCTGTATTGCGTTTGTGGAAGTCACGCTTAGAACGACATTGCTTGGCGTAACGATATCACCTTGCAATGTAACGCTGCCGGAGCCGACCCAAGATGAAAATACGCCAACATTCCCGGTATAAGTGCCGTTGCCAACTTGTATGACAACCGAGTAGATCGAAAGATCAAGCGCCGCGACGACGTTGATGGCCTTTTGAATTGTCAGAAATGCGCCGCCCGCACTATTGACAAGCCCTGTGTTTGCGTCGTTTCCGTCCGTACGAACGTAATAGGTGCGTGTTGCCGACAGCACTTCCCGCGACGCCGCCCATTCCGGTGCCGTAAGCGCGCTGTTCTGCCGAAGCGTCTGCAACGCTGTTCCTTTGGCTAGCCGCTGCCACGCTGCCGAACCGCGATAGAGGATATCACCTTGCGCCTGACCAGCGAGATTAATCGAAATGACCGGAATTGCAGGGTTAGTCGCGTCAACCGCAACGCCATCCCCGGCGACAACCGAGTTGACGCCGCCACCTACAACGCCCGTACCGACCGCAAACGGCCCATCCCAAGCCGTGCCCGTCCAGCGATAGAATGCGAACGCAACGCCGATCTCGGCGCGCAGGAATAGATAGCCCTTATCGGCCATCGTCAGCGTAAGCGCAGCGCGATCGGTAAGGCTGCCAGATGAGTTGGGCGTGATTCCGGCCAGCGACAAAGTCACCAGTACGCGCGATAGCGTGGCCTGCAGATTGACAACGCTAGCCGCGGACGAGTTCTCCAGAGCGATCGAATAAGCCGCACCGCTTGCCGTGGTGCCTGGCCATGGATAGTCAAGCGTAATGGACGTGTCGCTGCCCACCGAAGCAATCGGCACGGCAATGCCGGCGCTCGAGAACATGCCGCCAGCCACAAGCGCGACCGACCAAGCCGTGCCGCTGCCCGTAACCGTAGCGCTGCCATTCGTCACGGAAACCGTGCCGGTTTTGTAGGTGCTCATTTATGTTCCTTGCGGGTGGTTACAAGCTCTGCGGCACGCCGAAGATGTAGTATCGGGCGCCCTTAAGCTGACTGTCGAAGAAAGCCGCAGTCGGCTGGATTCCGTCCGGATTGTTGTTCGATGCGAAGATATCGACGCTGGTTGACGAAAGGACATTTGCCCACGTCGACCATCCTGTGCTTTTCCCTGCCCATGTCGCGTTGTTGACGAACACACCATGCTCGCCCCACACAGCCGAAGGCTCGCCGAAGGCGGCGGTATTGGTTGGCAGATTGTAGACCGCCCCAACCTTTGGGAAGAGCAGAAGCCCTTGAGGATTTGGCACTGTGATGTTGGCCGAGCGAACACCCTTGAACAGGTCGCTGCCGGAAAGGACGGTCGGAAAGTCGCTCGACCAGTTAAGAAACCCTTCGGCCAATATCGGCAGGTACGTTAAGCGCGTATCGAGCATGATGTCGTTTAGGTTCGGCCCCAACTCAGAGGAGCCGGGCCGCTTCACCTGAACGTAGTCGCTGATGCCGTCATTGCCCTTCAACAGGATTTTCTTCCCGCCAGTAGTTGGCGCCTCACCGGAGTCTGCATAGACGACGTAGATGATGTCGATCGACACATCGCAATTGCTGACGATGGTCAGCGTCGTGCCAGACATAGTGTAGGTGAAGTCGTTAGCGTGCGCGCTGTAGCTGCCAATAAACGGCGGGTGCCAGAATGTGCTCTCGCTCGTCTTTTTGCAGATATAGTCCATGTAGGTCAGATTGGTCATTGGCAGGCGAGTGGTGATCGTCGCTGTCGCGAAAGCCCCCACCGTGATCGTGCCGCTCGCCATGACCTTGGCCGGTATTCGGTTCTCATGCAGAATATAGTGGCTCGCGTCCGTGTCAGCCACAGTCCTCCCGGCGAGCGCGACACGCGCAATACCAGGCGATACCTTGTCGAAGCGGACCACCTCTTGCCCTGAAGAAGGCGTGGTAGAGTTGTCGGGGATTGCCTCTGAGTGCATCGGCAGGTCGAATACGGTTATGAGGCACCGCTTGTAGGCGGGCGAAGCGGCGCTGTTGTCCGTTAGACCAAATGTGACATTTGGGATGATCAGCGCTGGTCTATTTCGTCCGGACGGGCCGCTTGAGCCGCTGAACCGAACAAGTCTCGTTCTGGAGTTGGCGCTCGTATAGGAAAATATCGTTCCGTTCGAAGACCCGTTGCCGGATATGTTGATAAAAGGCCCGCGGAAATTGTTAGTGGTGAAATTTATACAGGGACGCGACTCAACGAGGGGGTAGAATGTAAACCCATATTGAGCGGCAAAATACTCCTGATAGAAAAACCACTGCTGGAAATTAGAGCCGCCAGATTGCCAACATCCTATGTATATTTGGCATGTGTTCTGGTTCGAGCCAGAGGGAACATAATAATTATTCGGAGACGAGACAGTTCCGCCAGACGCAGGATACGTGGTGAAGTCAGCATCAACCGCGAAAATATCCTTGATATACCCGACCTTCTGGATCTCCGAATTGAAGTAGAATTTCCCGGTATCTGTATTCGCAGTCGTCATCGGATCATCAAGATTGCTCTTCATGATCTTGGCGAACGGTACTCCTGAGCGCCGTCCGATTGCTAAGTTTGGCATTGCTGCTCCGGCTTTTTTGCTACGGCACCGCGATCGAAAAGAAGCCGTTGTTCAGGTCGAGTTTCACCGATCCATCCGCGCTCTGCAGAAGGCCAGCAGTCACCGTGCCGATATTGGCCACCAACGACTTCAGCGTCCCGCCAGAGAACGTGAGCGGCGTTCCCGTATTGGTGCCGTCCGTAACCACGAACTGGCTTGCCTTGACGATGAAATTCGAGAACGGCAATGCCGGATTACCTCCGGTAAAGCCCGCCTCAATCACCCATCCAGCGTCAACCCAAGCGCTGCCCGTTGTGGCACGAACCTGCGCCGTCATCCGCGACACGACATCTCCAGTCCCGGCAGTCGCCACGATCTGGAATAGGCCGTTGGCCGACACTGTGCCTACTGACGCTTGGACGCCTGTAATGGCTGCGGCCTGCGCTGTGAGTTGCCCATCGATATCCGTTATCGATGCCTCGAGTTCGGTAAACGCTGCGGCACTTGCATCGCGGAGCCGGCGCGAGACCGAGTTGTCCTCAACCTGGCGTCCGGCAGACTCAACCGCTGCCGCGGCCAACTGCGAAAGCTTGTCACGCGCATCCTGCAGGCCAGCCGACAGGCTGGTCAGGAACGCTATGACGTCGGACTGCTGCTGCGCGAGGCCCACGGACACGTCAAACACGTCAGTGGGCGTCGATACCTGCGCCCACGCCGTAAAGAACGTCGTGCGCGGCGGGCTGGTGATGATCCTGTGCCGGTACTCGTATGTCTTGCTGGGCAATACGCCTTCAGAGACGGTAAGCACCTGTACGGGCATTTCTGCCCGCTTGACGATGCTGTTGACGTAGCCGCTGTGGATGCCCGACTGCGTGCCGCTAGTGACGATGGCCGCGCCGCCTGGCGTCAACGACGCCGTGAACGTACCCGCCGTCAGAACAGTCTTGACATAGAGCGGGCTGTCAGGCGTCAAGCCGGTCGGCAGCGCGCCCGTTGTGGCGAGATAGAACAGGTCATTTGCGGCAAGGCCGTGGTTCGGCCAAGTGATGACGCCGCCCGGTATAGACACAGTGACGCCAACGGCCTGCGGTCGGTATTCGACGTCGACCGCACTAACGGTGATGTCGGTGAATGCATCCCAAGAGAACCGGATGGCAGCCTTGCGTTGCGTGGATCCGTCAGCAACCTTGATTTGAACGCCAATGGCCGCAAAGTTGGATGCCGCATTTGCATAATTGGGATTGCCAGGATCGACTGTAACGACGGGCACGGTCACGTAGGCCGTGCCATCGAAAATGCCCGTACTGACTTCCTGCAACGTTAAATAGATATTGCGGGTGGCCTTATCGCCAAACGGTCCAAGGCGCTTTTCCATGATTTGGAAAGTGCGCGTGCCATACGCGGCGCTCGTCCACTGCACCCAGCGCCCGACTTGCGCATCCGCCAGGAAGCGCGGATGGATGCAGATCTCGCCATTGGCCTGGTAGCGGCTCGCCTTGAAGGCGATGTCCGCAAGCCGGTCAGCAACCTCTGAACGGTTTACCGCGCTATACGGCACCGACACAGCTAGGCGCTCGCCGTCCTCGGCCAGAGCCGATGCATCGATGCGTGGTGTGAACGGTGTTTGCTCGTAGAAGTTGGATGGCTCGAAATAGGTGCCGGCAAGAGTGTTGATCAGTTCCGATTTCGTGCGTTTGACCGAAAAACGGAAAGGCTCATCGACCATGATGTCGTCGTCGGTGAACGTCAACACCAGCGATTGCGCGGCGCCAACTATCGGGTACTCGCCAGTAGCATCTTCAACCCACGTCGCGGCACATGCTTCAAGCAACGGCTGCATGTTCTGGTCATGCGTCACGCCGGAACCAGCTGCCGGAATCAAGCCCGCAGAATAGCGCGTGCCGGCGCCAACGACCTCGTCGCAGATGTTGGCCGCAATGGTCCAGTTTGCCAAAGGCAGGCTGGACGCCTTCGCGCCCTTGCCGACCATCATTTCTGTGCCGTTGAATATCCCGCGCTCGAGCGCATAGGCCATCAGAATGGGGTTTTCGGTAAACTCCCATGTGGTCTGATCGGACCAGCGATGGCTACCCGAGCCGCCGACCGTGCTATCCTTGCGCCAGTCATAGAGCGGCGCGCCCTGCACCTCAAAGAACGCCTGCCACGGCTGCGTCAGGTGTTCGCGGTTGAGGTATTGCGTAACGACGGCATAAGCGATGCCTGCGCCCTTGTGGGCAGACGTCCAGCGTCCCGCAGGGTTGGAATTCGCAATAAGGCCGGCGTCGGCCGTCTGCGTCATCGTGCCGGTGTAGACCTTGACCCAAATTTCCGAGTCAATGCCCTGAATGCGGTAGCCGCGCGTCGCGTCCACTGTGCCGCCGAGGGTCGCCCACACGCCGTTGTAACGAACGCGAGTAACGCCGCCTATACGAAAGTTGGACAGGATGTATACGTCCTGCACCGAGCGATTGCCGGAGCCATAAGCGTTCCGATAGATGAGGTGGCCAGCAGTGCCGACCTTGCCCATGGCGACCGAGCGCGAAAGGTCTTCGCCGTAAGCGGTCTCAAGCTGTGACGTCTGTGCCTGCGCCTTCGGTTGCAGGAGGTTGCCAAGAAGATATTTGGCGGCCAGTCCGAGGCCGAAGCGAGCCAGGCCCGCCAGGATAGTCGAACCGCCAAGCCATGACGCAACGCCACCCAGCCCGACCGCCCCAAGGATGGTCGAGAAAATAGGGACTAGGAATCCCATTCGTTACCCGCCTTTAGCCGACCTTGAATGCCGACTTGATTTCAGTTTGGGGAATGAACGACAGCCCGCGCTCGTCTTTCACAGCAAAGCCGCGATCGCAGACAAAGCCACAGGAAAGCACGCCATCGCGTTCAACGACGCCAACGTCGCCACGCTGCGCCATAAGCGTAGCAACTGGCGGGAATAGGCTTGCTAGCGCCGCCTCGACATCGGCAAAGCCGCGTTTCAGAAGTATCTTCGTCGCGCCCGCAGGGGTGCTATATTTGCCGCCGCGAATGTCATCCGCGGGGTCAAATCCGGTGACTGCGACAACGGCGTCCATGACGGTAAGCAGGCAGTCCGATGTGCCCCACTCTCCTGGCGTCTTATTGTGTTCATTGACCATGCGCGCAAGGCGCCGGTCCCAATCGGGCAACCGGGTTAGGGTAAGCATGAGATTCCTTTAGCGTGCGGCGCGCCTAGAACGTGATGTCGAACGTCTCGTGCTTCACCTTGGACGCGTACTGAAAGAACATATCGCCAGCCAAAACCAATTGCTGGTCCTCATGGCTGGCCGTCCTGTAGCCGTCGCGGTGGTTGGCAATCGCGCCTGACCGCACATTGGCAATCAGCTTCGACTCGCCGCTATCGCGCGAGTGATCGACGGTATCGATGAAGCCATAAGCGCCAGGCTGGGCGTAAAGGAACGAGCGGTCGTCCGGATCGAAGTAGAAATCATAAACCGTTACCGGTGCGTCCTTGTAGCCCTCTGCCTCGATAAGCAGGAGCTTGTCGGGCGTAAGGCCGGAATCGCGCTGGGCGACGAGGTCGACCGTGAATGCCGACGCCGCGGTGCCGAGGCCGTAGATCGGCTCCGAAACGGTAATGAGCGCATTGGGCCAGTAGAGTTGGCCATCAATGGTGATGTCGCCCTTGCCGTTCCAGAAGCCGTAGGTGCCGGTCGTGCAGACAATCTTGATGCCCGAGCGGATGATTGCCCGACCGTCCGTTAGAACGTCCTGTAGGCGCGTTGGGAAGGTCATGGATTTAAATTCCGAATAGGGTAGCGTGCCGGAAACGAAAAACAGCAGGAGCCACAGGTGGAATACACGGAACGAGACAGGGCAGATGACATCGCTGCCAACTTGGCGCTGCTCGAGTTGCTGAGGCTCGCAATAGGAGAGATTTGCTATTCGGCGGACCCGGTTGAATTCCGGCGTCGGGCGCGGGCCTTTGAGGAGGCAGCCGTCACGTCAATTTCTGGCAGAACCAATTTTGCAAAGGCCAATGAGGCGACAGAAACCTACGTAAAAGAGGCGGCCTGCGCGCAAGTGACCAAGATTATGGCTTCCATCAGACACCCGCAGGACACCGGCAACTGAAGTTCCAAGGTTTGCGTTCAACGTAGAAAGCGCGCTCATTTCGGAATTTCCACAAGCGTGAACGATGCCGACGAAAAGAAGTCGTCGCCGATCGAAAACGAGCCAGGCATTACGCGCATGTTGGCAATCGGATTCTTGAACGTGATAACGGCGCCCGCGGTAATGTATGCAGGCACGGTAGGCTCAACCGTAATCGTCATGGTGTTGGCCGCAGCCGTGGCGCCGGTCTGCACCCGAAACAACGAATTGTAGCTGCCAGTAGTTGCCGAAATCAGGTCGCCAGGACCGAGCGTCAGGCCGTTGTCGACGCTGTTGATAACCAGGCTGTTGCCCGTAATGGAAACCAAGTTCCCAGAGTTCGATAGAGCAGCGTTGCCGGAGTCGCCCCAATAGGCTTGCGGAACGCACATGTGCTGCGGCGTGTAGGTGATCGTGGTTAGACCGCCGCGGCACGCGTCCTTGAACGCCTCCACCACAAGACGCTGTGCCGGCTTTAGCGGCACGGTCTTCATTTGGATTGTCCAGTACGCATCTGCATACTCGACAAACGACATTGCGCGCGTGCCGCTGCGGGATACCGAGACCGACTCCATAAGTTGCGGGTAGGCGGGCATAAAGGGGACGGCAGGTAGGTTGATTGTCACGCCATCCCCCTTGTTTTTGCCTCACGCAGCGACTTGACGACGCGCGGCGTGAACTCTTTCTCGAACTTCTTAAGCGCCGCAGTCACCTGCTCGCCAGCATCCTTGCCGCCGCCCTGCATTTGGATGGTTGGGGCGAAGGTGATGACGTTGGACTGCGAGGATCCGCCGCCCGACTGGATGCTGGGCACCTGCGGTAGGATCATCCCGTTGGTGTTTGGGATGAACAGTTCGGCCCTCTTCTCGCCAACAATATAAGGCTGGCCAGCCGTAACCGGGCCGCCATTGGCGCGCAGGCCAAGTGCTCCGATGATGCCAGGGTCGCTACCGCCTCCGCCGCCGGTAACGGCGCCCAAGATGCTGCCTAGCCAACCGCCGCCGACGCCGCCGCTGGACGAAGCCTGCATGATGGCGTCGACCAAATCATTCTCGATCTTGTCAATGATCTTATCGAGAACGCCTTCGGCGATCTTGCCGAAGTCCTGCCAATCCAGCTTGCCGTCGTCCAGCGCCGAACGCAGATCGTCAAACGCGCCCTTGATGACGTCCTTCTGCAGGTCGTACATTTCTTGCGCTTTGCGCAATTCGTCAGCTTGCCGAGCGTAGGCTTCGGAAACGGCGTCGATCTTGGCAATTTGGTCAGGCGTGAGCTGCGCGTTCTGCCAGTCCGTGTCGCCCTTCTTGCGGGCCTCCTCGCGGACCTGTTTCAATGCTTGCTGCTCGAGGTCGAGTGCCGTCTTGCGCTTGGTTTGCGCCTCATACGACAGGCCGAGCGAATTATACTCCTCAGTCAGCGCTGCAGTGCGGTCGCGGATCGACTGCAAGTCCTCTGCAAAGCGATCGTCGGCAGTCTTTGGCTGCGCCCTGTTGGCTCGCCTGGCTGCTGCGTCGGCTTTGCGCTGTGCCGCCGCAACCGCCTTGTCGTATTCGGCGCCGAGGTCTTCGCGATTTGGTGCAGGCGTCGGAATGATATTCGCGCCGCGCGCGATCGCGTCGTCGACCTGTGCGCCGAGCGGATTGTAAACGCGGCCATTCGGAGAACTGCCGGCCGCCTTAGCGTAGGCGTCGGCTACAGCCTGCGATGCGCCGCGCGCCTCAATGGCGATATTGCGCAAGCCCTGAAGTATGCCAGCAAAACTAGGATTTGCCTGCTCAAGCGCAGCAATGGCTGCATTGATTTCATCAATACTCGACTTGCCGTCTTTGGCGTCGTTGAAGATGTCCTGCAGCGTCTTTTGCAGCGGCTCAGACGTCACCGAGGCCATCGCGCGATTGAACTTGTCAATCGTGTCGCCCATCTCATCGACAGGCTGGCTCAACCCCGGAATCGCAGCCGCCGTGTTGGCCGCCTCCAACGCCAACGCCTTAAGCTCATCGCGCGTTGACGAAAGCTTAGGATTCACCTCGGCGATCTGGTCAATCTGGCTGATGAACGTCTTGACGTCGCTGGTGCGCGCCAGGTCTTCAATCGCCTGCCTGAACGGCTCAAACGTCGATATAAGCGACTTGGAAAGCGCGAACTGGTTGCCGCCGCCCGCGCCGATCGTCTTGTAAAGTTGATCCAAAATGCCTTTGATCTGCGCGGAAAGCAGATCTTTTGCGTTCTGGACGTCCTTTTCGTTCAGCGCGACAACGGAATTCACCGACAGCGCGGCGTAATTCTTCTTCTTGGCGGACGCCTCATCCCACGCATCGCCAAGCAACTTGATGTTGCCCTCGTGCGTCTTGGTGATCTCGTCAAGAGTCTTGAGGTTCGATCCGCCGACAGCCTCATACGCGATGAATGCAACGCCTGCCGCCGCAACCGCAGCGGTAACCAGCGGGAACTTGGTGGCAAGACCAATGGCGCCTTCGCCAAGGGCCTTGATCGACCCCATGACACCAGCAGGTCCGCTTTGCAGTGCGTCGAAAATTTGACCGGCCTGCGATGCGAAAATCTGCATCGGCTTGGCGCCAAGCGCGAACATCGTGATGACGTCGTTGCCTTGTCGCGACAGGTTCAAAAGCTGGTTAGCGGTAATCTTTGAACCGCCCTCAACGCCAGAGAGTGCGCCCTGCCATTCCTTAAGCCTTGGCCCGACAGGCAGGCCAACCATGGCGTTGATGCGCTTCTGAATTGGCGTCATCGACGCATCGATGCCTTTACCCATGGCATCGAATTGCCTCTGCACTCCAGAGGTTGCCTGGCCCACATCTTGGCCGAGTTGCTTTAACTGCCTCTTGATGGTAGAAAGATCGGTACTTACACTAATAAGAAGGTCGTCGGTTCTATCGGTCATCTAGAAACCTTCTTGACACGGGACAGTTATGTGGAAATGGCAAATCGGGATACTTGCGGGCGCGGCAGTTGCGGTTGCGGCGATCTACGCAGGCGCAAATGAGCCACCGGCCGCCCCCTACGACGCAGCCTATTGCGCCGGTCGCCTAAGCGACCTACGTGCCTTCAAGGCAGGCTATGAGCCGGCGAATGCGCCTCTTACCGAGCACAGCACTGCTGAATACGTCCAGAATTGCGCAGATCACGACAAGCAATTCGCCGAGGCGGCACGCCCGTATCTTTAGGCTCAACCATATTTGGCCAATAGCGTCGCCAAATCGTCGTCGCTCGGACCATTGTCCCTTTTGCCGCCGTCGTTAAGCTCGTTAAAGCCGTCAATCGCTAGCATGTACTCGGTGAGCGTCGAGCGCCAAAAGGTCTCCGGTGTCCACTGAAGGGCGCCAAATGCGCCCTTCATCCAATTTCGCCAAGGGAACGGCTTTTCTACCCCGCTGCCGACGCGGCTTGGTCGTTTTTTTGCTCACCATCGAAGTGGTGCGACAGCGCGAGCGCGAACGCATCCGAGCACGCCTTGAAGTGCTTAAGCTTAAGCGCATCAATGGCCGCACCCCTGTCACCGCGGACGGTAAGCAGATCGATGGCGGCCATGGTAGCCGCGGCCTCAACGCCAGAGAGTCGCTGAAACAAATCGTTCAGCGACTTGCACTCAAGCCGCGTCGAGACGGCAGCCAGGCCAGCCATAGTGGCGGCAATAGCAAGTGGCGTATTGCCGACCCAGAGCGGTACCTCGCCGCGCGCACCGTTGACTTCCAACGGAAACGGCTTCTCCTCTGTAGTCATTCAATTACTCCGCAACAAACGACAGTGCGCCGCCCGCGTTGAAGGTTGCGTTGAAGGTCATAGTCCCTTCAACATCCCCGCCCAGCTCAAAATTGGTAACGTACCAAGGGCCAGTAAATGTGCCGAGGCCAGGCACAATGACCTTGGCATTGAATGTCGAGCCAGCAACCACGTAGGCCATGAACGCCGTCTGATTGGCACCAGCAACGTACTTGCCAGAACCGGTGAAGGTGCGATTCAGGATGCCGGGAACGCCAGTCTTCTGAGGCGTGTTTCCAGGATTATCGCAATCAACGACAGTCGTGTCGACATCGTTGGCCGACAGGTTGAAACTGCGGGTCATAAGACCGCAGAGATTCGTAAAAGTCTCGGGACCGCCGCCGTCGCCGATCTGGATGAGCAAAAGACGACCAGTCTGCTGGCCGGGAGTAACTGCCATGGTAGGCTCCATAAAGATAAAGCCCGCCAAGCGGGCAGTTGTTGAGTTTGGTTGCTGTGTCGCGCTATGCGGCTTCGATTTCCGCCTCGAAATCCACGACTGCATGGCCAGTTGTGCCATCAGCGTCGTAGAATACCCGCTCGCCGGTATGCGCGAGCGTTACCAGCCGGTTATTGGGAAGCGCCAACGGATAGTGATGCAATGCGTTGGCGACTTCCCACGCTATCGCCCTTGCGTCCTGTAGCGCACCACCGCCGCCTGGCAGCGGATTGCTATCGTCAGTCCAGACATGGATTGTCAGGCTGGCGATTATTCCCGTAACGCACTGGATGTCGTCACGGCGAGTCGACACGTCATCTACCGTCACATATGGCGGCGTGAAAGACGCGGGCGGCCGATAGAAAATCTTGCTCGCCGGAACCAACGCGGTTAGCGCCGGAAATGCTTTAAGGCGGGCCGTGGCGACGCCGACAAGTTCATGTGCCGGTGCGGCCATATTCGCTCCTTATGGGTTTTACTTCCCCATTGATGCCTTGACCGCCCTGCTTATGGCGCGCGCTATCTTTGCCTTGGCCGCTTTGCGGTACGCCTTCCATGTGTAGAAGACGAAAGGTTGCGCGGGTGAGCCGGGATGGTTGATTGACGGCGTAGAAACGCGCGTGCCGTCGCTGGCGGTAAACACAAGGTTTTTGCCGTTGCGTCCGGTTATCTTGTGTGGCGCCGTGCCGTGCTCTACGAATTTCCATGTGAAGTCGGCATACACACCCGTCGCATCAGGATCCTTGGAGGGATTGTTCCCGATCGCTTTTGCTCCTGGCATGTCAGCCTGGCGCGCGCCGATGATGCTGTCCTTTAGAACTCCAGTAGCGCCAACCGGTGCGCGTGCCGCAATGCGATTGGCGGCTTCTCGAGCAACCTCAAGCTTGGCTTTCGCTGCAGCTGCTGATGCTTCGGGCACAAGTTCGTCTAGTCGACGCTGCAGAGCCTCGCGGCCGATGATGGTGGCCTTCATTGCCATTAGCTGGCCTCGCCTTCAACAACGAGCATTTCAATATACTGGCCGCGCTCATCCGGGTTGACGATGGTCTTGATATTCCAGGACCGCAGAGGCTTGCCATCAATCTTGCCCTTGCGTGCGTCATAGACGCGCCAGTCAGCACGCACGGCGCGTGTGTCGGCACAACTGCGCACCGTAAGGTTATGCGGCTGCAAGGCCGCTAGACGGGCTGCTGTGACGCCTTCAACGCTAAGCCGACCATTGAACTGCGGTGCAAGCCGCGCCGATATCGAGAACACGTCGACAAATTCGCCTGTGACGTCGTTGCCGTATTCATCCTGCACCACATCACGCCGCTGGAATGTCACACGGCAGTTAAGCGCGCCTGCACCTTTTCTGGCAACCATTCGGTCGGCTCCTCACGGCTCTTGCTAATCTGCTCGGCCTTGCCCGCGGCAATGGCCAACGCGGCGCATTTGCGCGTCACGTTGCACTCCATGCCGACCTTGTAGTCGATGCTGAAATTGGGCTGCCGATACTCGTAATCAGCGACAAACCGCACCCACATTACAGAGCCGCGTCGGGCGCCTGAATGTCGATATTAATGACGGTGGTGCTTGCGGCCAGGCCGAGCAAGGCAGGGTGGTCGCCGGTCGTAAGGTCGGCAACGGGAACAATCGCGCCGGGCGTGCCGCCGAGATAGTACGCGACGCCAGGCGTCACGGTAGCGCCGATCGTAATTGGGCCACTCAGATGTACGGCAAGCGGCTGGCCAGCAGACGCCGCGTGCAGCGCAATGCCGCGAGGCTTGCGCACAACCGCCGAGGCGTCGTTGGTGTCGGCAAGCTTGTACGTGCCGTCCGCGGCTTTGTACACGACCTGGCCCGCAGTGATTGAAGCGCCGGCGGTGCCGTTTTCGCGCGTGGAATTAGCGCCGGCAGCGACATTGGCTGCCGTGATAACTAGTGCCGTCAATGCGGCCTCCTTGGCGGCCTAGCCGCGGTTAGTAATATCGGTGGTTGCTGAGTAGCGAGTCGAACGTCGTCCAGCCGGACTCGTCAGCCGTCTCGCGAGTTTCGTAGAGATCGGCCAAGCGGATAAGCATCGCGTGCTTAACAGCAGGCGGCACATTTTCTGTGCCAATCACCGCCGTAAGGGTAATCAGCGAGCGCGGCTGGATAGACGGCCAGGTCTGCCCATACTTCACCACAATGGCGTCGCCGCGGTGTTCGTAGACAGTGTCGTCAAGCGTTTGCGGATCGCCGCTGCTGTCGACGTAGGCGATCGACGTAATGCTCTGTACCGGACCGAACGACAGGTGATCGAAATCACACCAGCCAGTGGCTCTGGCTGTTACCGTTTGCGTCGCGAACGTCGCGTTGCAGTACTTCTCGACGTGGCTTCTCGCCATCGCGATAAGATCGGTCAGGCAGGTGTCGTCGTCGGCAAACTCGGTGGCATTCACATGCCGCTTGGCTTCGGCAAGCGTTACCGGCTCAGCCGTTGCCGGCGTCGTCACCGTTGCTGGATACCACATCGCCCCTACCCTTCTTGCCCTTGACCGGTTCCTTGGGGTCGGCGTCAACAGCGAACTCTGCAGCCTTAAGGCGCTCTGCCTCGGCGTCTTCAAAATCATACTCATCGCCGGGCGCCAGACTGAACAGTGGCCCCGAAAGGCCGGTAAGCATCTTCAAAAGCATGTCGCCTCCAAAAAAGGAGGCGGGCCAGCCATTAGCCGGCCCGCTGTTCCAGATTAGGCCAACTTCAGGTGCTTGACCGCGGCCGCGTCGAGCAACTCTCCGTCGAAACGGATCAAGCCGGCGATCCCCAAGTCGGGCCAGAATCTTTCTCGGAGTACCCCAATTACAGGGCTTCCCACCTTGCGCACCCAGTATTTGCCGAGGTCACCGAAGATCACAGCCTTGGCGCCAGTGGCAATATCGGCCACGGCCTGGTTGATGTTATATTTATGGTCCAGCAGCGCTGCCGGCTGACCCTTGGTAATGTCGCCCATCTGCCAGAGGTAGTTGCCCTGACCGTCCTTCAGCTTGCGGATGGCCGCCAGAGTCTTGTCGTTGAACATCCATCCCACTTTCGGCGACTGGCGGTAAGCCGGGTCTACCGAGTGCAGCAGGTCAATCAGTTCGTCCGAGGCGATTGCAGTGGCCGACGCAGCCGTCTTGCCAAGGGTCGAGGCGGTGACAATGCCGTTCGGGGCGTTGGTGCCGGTGCCAGTCGTGAGCTGTGCGTTGGCAAGGCGGCCAAGGCGCTCGCCTAGCAGGTCACCGAGCAGCGCCTCGACCGAGAAGATGCTGTCCTGCGCCAGCTGCCAGGAGAACTTCACGAACTTGGTGTTGTAGTCGTATGCCTCGAGCTGCTTCTGGCCAAACGCCGCGTCGGCCGATCCGTCGTCGGTCAGCGCAACACCCTCCGTGCCAGCAACACCGGTACTGCCTGTGTCGTCCGTGGTCGGGATCGGCAGCGCGTTGCCGGCGGTGGTGTTCAACTCGCTCACGATTGCGGCGTCATACATCGGGCCCCACGCCTTCATCGCGCGGACGAGCATGTTCTGAAGTTCGACCGGAACGGTATAGCCGCCGGCCGAATTCGAGCCGGCGGTCTGGATACGCTTTTCAATGTCCTGCACGCCTTCGCGCAGTACGTTGCGCTCCTCAGCGTCGAGCGCGTCGAGGGAGGCGCCACTGGCGAGGAACTTGTAGAACACCGAGCGGTATTCCGGCTTGTCGCCTTCGGCCCGGCCACGCTGCTCGGTATCGCCGCCAGTCGGGCGCTTGGCCTTGCGCTCTTCCTCGGCCGCGCGAGCGATGCGATCTTCGGCCGCGGACATGCGCTGCTCGCGCTCGATATCCTTCTCGACCTTGTCAAAATCGGCCATGACGGAGTCGTGGCGAGCTTCAAGCTCGGCGGCGCGGGCCTGGTCGGTGTTCTTCTTGATTTCGTTGAGCGCTTCGCGCGCCTGCGTGACCAGTTGGCCGCGCTTTTCCTGCATTTCCCTGAGAGTCATTGTCTAGCCTTTTGGCAAAAGGAAGCCCTTGCGCGGCCTCAGCGGCGCTAGTGGGCAGTCGTGGTTTGAATTGGCGGACGGGCCGCCCTCCGGACTAAGCCGGGTGACTACGAGAGCGGTCCCCGATCGCCCGTCAGGCGATTTGGATGCCTCGGATCTTTTGCTCCATGGAGGCGCGCCTTTCGGCAACTCGCCTGGCTGCAGCGGTAGCATCTGCAGTCCGCTTTTCAGCGTCTTTCTTGTGGCGCTCGACCTCTTCGCGCGCAGCCTCTAGCGAGCGCGCCGCCAAAGTGGTGTCCGGATATGCCGGGTTTGCCGTGGCCGTCACTTCGTAAAGCTCAGCCTCGAGAATGGTGCGGTGCGGAGGCTCTTGAGTGTCATCCCACTCTTGTTTCGTTGCGCGGAACGCGAATGACATGCCTGAAACATCGCCGCGCTCGACAAGCGTCCAAAGATCATTGCCGTCGCTCGTATCGGGTACGTCGATTTCTACGGCCAGACCTTTGGCATCCTCAGACAAGCGCAGCGTCTTAGAGCGAGTGCGCCCCAAAACTCGGCCCATGTCGTGATCGTATAACGCTAGGATGTCGCCGCCGATCGCCTTACTGAAGGCGCCAGGCGCGATGCGCTCAACGAAATAGTCGCCAATAGTCGTGTCTGAATTCCACACGGCGGCATACCCTACCAGGGTGCGTTTGCCGTCCGCGGCGCGGGCTTCAACACCAAGCAGCCCGCCGCGCCGTTCAATATCGTTCGTCATGCGGCAGCAGCCCCACTGTCTGTAGCATTGTTGTCGTTCGCAGGCGGCGCAACAGACTTGGCAACATTGCTACCAAGCGCAACTGTGGCGCCTTGGATGTACAATGCGTCGCCGTTCGGCATTGCCGGGCGATTGTCCAGTGCGCGGCCTTCGTTCGGCGTGATTAGTCCGTTCTGCACGCCCTGTGCCAAGCCGGTCATGCGTGTGACGAAATCACCGCGAAGGATGCCATCCAAATTGTGGGAAACGTACTTCCCGCCGGCGCCGTTGCGGCCGAACAGCTTGAGGTTCAATTCATCCTCAAGCGCCTCGGCCCACTGGCCAACTAGATGCTGCACCAGCATCAGGTTTTGCTGTTCTGTGTTGCTGAACGTCGCCCCGATAAGGTCTTGCAAAAACACCTTCGGCAACTGGTAGATGCGGGCAATCTCTTCCACCTGAAAGCGACGGGCTTCGATCATCTGCCCTTTTGCCGGGTCGATGCCGACCGGCTTAAGCTCGTAGCCAGGCGGAATCGGGAAAACCGCCTCGTTTGCGTTCTTCGCTGCGTCGACAGACCGCTTGATGTCGGCCTGAGCGCGCTGCATTGCGTCTTTGCCAGCAGGCAGCGGGCCGGTCAGCGCTAGCGGAGGTACGCCACCGCCAGCAAAGAAATTCGAGCCGTAATCATTCATGGCCAAGGCAAGCTGAATTGCCTTGGACCCCATGGTGATCGGCCCATAGTGCCTCAAGCCATCATGCCACAGCATGAATGGAACGTCGATGACGTCTTCGGCTGAGTATTCCTTGACCGGATGCGCGGCATCGCCGAACTGGTAAAATACCCGTCCGCCGCGCCTCTGGATCGTAGTCTTGGTCGGATCCATCGGCCAAATCGCGTCAACGCCCTGTGGCGCCCGCTCGATCCACGCCAGGCCGCGCCCACCGGTAAACACCTGCTGCCAAAACCATTGGCGAAACTTGAACGACCCTTGTTCCGGGTTGGGCGCGTCGTGCACAACCGACTGTAGCTTACCAGTCAGGGCTTTCGGGCCGTCCTTGGTGTCGCGGTAAGCGTGCAGTGGCAATGCAGCCAGAGTGCGCGACAGAAACGCCACAGCGGCCCACACAGACGGTACGGCCAGGGCGCTGTCGATCGTAACGGCGGGCAGATTGAGCGACTGGATGCCGAAATATGCCAAGAAATTTTCGGCACTTACCGGAATGTTCTGGTTTTCGATGGAATCGCGTGTTTCGGCGACATTAATGACCGATTCTGCTCGGTTTTCGCGGCTAAATGGCCACATCAAGCCGCCTCCTTCATGAGTGAATATTCGGGATCATCCCACGGTGATGTGGGTTGCGATGCGGTGGACCCGCCGTCAGTGGCAGCGCCAATTGCGATGCAGAGAGCCACGGCTGCATCAATGCGAACCGAGGCCTTCGACTTCACGAACCAACGGTTGTCCTGCGGGTCTCGATCAAATGCGGCGCCCATGAGCGCGGTCATCAACACCGGACTGCGCCGCAACCGAATGCGGCCGTCGATGATCATGTCTTCCAGAGCAGAAACGGACCCGGGCATCCACAAGCCCAGCGGAGGCGCCTCGCCTGCTGCCTTTGCGGCTTCCACCTTGTTTTCGCTTGGCCTGGCGCGAACCTTGCCGCCTTGCGGGTGCGCTATGTGCTCAACCTCTACGCCAAGCGCTTCGACTTCCTCGCGGAATTTGGCGTAGGCGTATTTGTCGTAAGCGATCGCCTGGATATCGAAAATCTGGTCGAGTTGCTGCACACGCGCGGCTACGAAATCGAACCGAATGCGTGAACCCGGCGGTGCATTCAGCCAACCGCCCTGCACCCACAAATCATAAGGCTGTTTGTCGGCCAGTACGCGCGCCTTCAGCGTGTCGCCTGGCGTCCAGGCTTCCACCCAAGCGTCGAACGTCGGCAAGCTAACGACCGTGCCATCGTCTCGCTGCATGTCCTTGTGACCAGTCGGCACAACACACGCCAGCACGGTCAAGTCTTTGCTCGCCGAGAGGTCGGCACCCAAGAAAAGCGGCGCCTCTGCGTGCTCTTCTTCGGGATCGAAGTCCTCCATGACGGCTTCGACGGTCGCGCGCGGCATCCACGCCTTATCAGCGTCGGTCCAACGGCAGAAATGGAGACGAAGGATACCGTTCAGCTTGCCAGGGATCTGCCTGGCTTGCGCCACGACGCCGGCCAGGTAGTCAGTTGTCAGGATCGTGCCAAGAAGTGGATTGGCCTTTACCCAGCACGTCGGATCCTCGAGCGGATCGTCCTCTTTGTCCAGCGCGCACACATACGCGAACGTGCTGTCGTCCAGCACCTCACCAACGTAGGTGAAGTCGTCGTCGGGCTCGCGGGTGCCGGCCGCGACTCGCACAGCGTGCTCGTGCTCTTCCCAACAAACGGTATTTCGATCGCTGCCGGAATTGGTGATCATCAAAAGCAGCGGCTGGCGTCGGAATTTAAACCCGCGTTCCAGCATCTCCATAGTCGAGCGGTCGGGGTGTTCGTGGACCTCGTCGGCCAGAGCAAAATGTGGTCGCGGTCCGGAGCCCGACTTGCCGCTGTCCTTTGAAATCGGACGGAAGAAGGATCCGGAACGATGGTGCGCGATATTAAACTCGCGCCCCATGCCGCCACTGAACTTTAAACGCTGCGCCAATGCTGGTGCAGCACGCACCATCTTCACGGCGTCTTGGAACAGGATTGCTGCCTGTTCTTTTTTTGCCGCGGCGGCATAGATCTGCGCGCCGGCTTCATCGTCGGCCGTCAGGCCATAGAGTCCTACCCCGCCAGCGAATGGCGATTTGCCATTGCCCTTGCCTTCCTCGACATACGCCCGCCTAAAGCGGCGGGTGCCGTCCGCCCGCTTCCAACCGAAGAGCGAGCCAAGTTTGAAGGCCTGCGACGGGTGCAGCGCGAACGGCTTACCCTCAAATTGACCTTCCGAAAGCTTCAGGCGCTCCTCGAAGAAGCGGAACACCCTCAGCGCAGCGGCGTCATCGAACCACAGTCCACGGGCAGCGCCGGTGACCAGGTCATCAAGGTGGCGCCGGCAGGCGTTTCGGACATGGGGACCGGCAACGATCGCGCCAGATAGGACGGCATTGGCGTAGGCATTCACACGATCGAGTGCAGGGCCGACTTCAGTCGAGCAAGTCGTCCTTTTCTTCTTCGTCATCGGGCACCGTAATCTTGGTCGCGTCAGCCGGTGTCGCGCCCATCTGCCCAAGCATTTGCCGAAGCAGGTTCATGGCCTGCACGCCAACCTCCTGCCCCGCCATCATCCGTCCCTGAATGTTGGACGCCATGCCGACTAGCGTTCGGTGCGACTGGTTCAGCCAGGGCAGCTCTTTCTGAAAGATCAGCCAGGCGGATTTGGCCTTGCAGCCGTCAGTGTCAGCGATCCACTTCGGTGGAGTACCAAGCGGCCCGGCTGCCTTCGGCTCGGCGCGGCTCTTAAACCGGCCGGCGTTCATCTTGTCGCGACCCTCAGCCTTGGCTTTGGCGAGGGGATTTCTCGGCCTCGCCATGGCATGAAGTCCTCTAGGCAGGGGTCATATTCTGAATTGCATACGCGTGCAGAACGGGGATGCACCGGTTACTAGGAGGCGATGGCCGCCAGGCCTGAGGCACCCCTGCCCCGTCAGACGGGCCAGCCAGACGGGTCGAACCGGACCACCTCCTGGCCTAGGTCTTCGCGCTGCCCGCGGCTTGCGTGGCAGGGCTTGCACGTGCTGACGAATGGACCCGTCCAGAACTTCTCGACGTCACCTTTGTGGCCACCGTCTGCGTGGTGCACCTCTGTCGCTGGCTCTACTACCTCGCGCTCAAGGCACCATTCGCAGAGCGGATCCTGCGCGAGCTTGGCAAGGCGTAGGCGGCGCCATTGAGCGGTTGCATAGAGGCGGCGATATTCTGTGGCTTCTGCTGATCGGCTATTTCTTGCCGCTGCCTGTGTCTGGTACAATTGGGTCGTTCTATTGTGGAGACTATTTCATGGCAAAGCGCAGCGTATTCCATTCCTCTCCTACCAAAGACGGTTGGAAGGTTACTCAAAGCGGTACGACAATCTCTAATCATAAGACCCAAAAGGGATCGGAAGCCGCGGCAATCAAGGCTGGGCACGCAGCACAAAATGCTGGCGGCCTGGGCCAGGCGGTGTTGCACAAATCGGACGGGAAAATTCGCGAAGAACGCACCTATGGTGCCGATCCGAGGAAGAGCAAAGGTTAGAAGGTGAAGGCATTCACCAACCATGCGGTGAATGCAACACCACCAAGAAGCAGGGACTTTAGAGCCAGTTCCGTTGCGCTGTTAAAGAGTTGACTATTTGCGTTCATCGCTCTGCGATTCGCATTGATCAAGTCGTTGTAATGCTCGCACTTCTCTGCGAGTGAATGTGCCCACGGCTTCGAACAAGCAACGTCCTCATCCCAATCGGATGGCTGGCTACCAGAATACCCAAATTCTATCGATCTTGCAGAGTGAACAGCGCTCCACGCACAGCCCACCAGTGTTGCTGCAACAGCCGTAGCGACACTGGCAAGTAGAATGTTCGGTTGAGAAGACGTCGCTAGATTGTAAGCACCGCCAATGAGGACGATACCCGAGGCGGCTGCCAACCCTGCGAACGTATAAGCTCGCTGATCGGCGGCTATTGCCGCTGTCAACTGTGTATCCAAGTGAGCTTCGGCTTGACGGATCAGTTCCGTTAGAGTGTCTTCACTAGCTGGTCGAAGCTTCAGGGCAAGGGAATCATCCGTCATGCAAATGCACCATGAGTTCTACTTCCAACCTAGAAAAACAGAAACTGGTAAAAAAAGCGACGGCGGCTTCACAGGCAATAAATCAGGGAACTCAGAAAAGGCGTCAGTTCGCAAGCCTGAACGTCCGAAGCCAGATCCGAAGCCGACCAAAAAGGACAAGGGCTAGTCCGCCAAGATAAATTGTCCGCGGCCTTGCACCGCGCCGGACGTCATGCGGGATACAACGCCCGCGCCGCTTAACGCCTAAGCGAGTACCGCCGTCGCCATTGGCGCCAGCGGCAATGATTGTTCCCCGCGCTAATCACTTGCGCGGGGTCGATCGCCACAGAGTTGGGCGCATCGAAACGAAAACGGGCGGCGTTTCCGCCACCCGCAAAACTTGATCCTGACCTATCGTAGCAAATGTCGTGCGCCTCATGCGCACGAGGGAAGCTAGCCGCGCGTCGTAGAAATCCAGCGCAATTTCGGAAGCGGCAGAGCGCCAATCGCTTCCGACAAACTATTTGGTATCTCACCAAGATCCATTGCGAAAAACTCAGCCTTATTTCGCATCGCCTCGGCTGCTGCCACCCACATGGCTTCGGCGTCTGTCTTCGAAACCGTGCCGCGAAGCATGTGCTCGAGTTCAGCAATGCGTTTCTGCAGCGGTTCCGTCTCACGCTTTAGGCGGGCGTCTGCCTCGCGTTGGACTGCGGCCCGCTCTTCATCACGAGCCAGACCCTCAAAGGCGTGGAGGGCATACCGAATGCGCCCAACCCTGCCCTTGCTTTCGGCAATTGCCCACTCAACGACGCGCACGAACCATTCTGTGAGTGGCTCGCCGTCCTTCTGGCGGATATGATCGAAACTGTAGGGCGACCTCATTGCCGCAATATCCCGTAGTGCTGAGCCAGCAGGCGTAGACCGCCGTTGAGGCGCTCACCGGCAGCCGCGATTGCTTTGCCGCGGTCTTTGTAATGGCTGATCTTCAATCCGGCTTCGCCAAGTGAATTACCATCGACGACCACAGCATCAACGATTGGCCCATAGTGGGCGCCGAGCAGTACGCGTGCTTTTCGATAGCGGTCACGCGCCTGGGTCATACGCTCGCCCATCCCTTCGCCGGATCCGCCGTCGACCGAAACGCGGGAATAGTCGATGGCACCAAGCGGCTGCAGCCCTGCCAGATAATGGTCACTGGCGTAGCGCAGACCGGCAGCATGGAGCGCATCATTGGTCTCGGCGTCTTTGTCCAACTGGCCTGCAGTATGCATGCGTTGGAAATTGTCTGACTTGCGAACCGGCGCTACGGCTACATCCTCCTCCGGCTCGTTATCGTTCGCAGCCAAGATCGGAGTGGCTGCACTCTTCTTGGTGCCCCACAGATGCCGGGCGACGTCCGCCAGGCCCTGCGCAACACGGTGCGGGTTAGCCAGATCGACGTTGGTCTCCTCGACCACAAAGGCTTGCACAGTCGCCTTGCGACGCGGTTCGTACCGGATCGCGCTGATGCAACCCTCGAGCGCCGGCCGCACCGTGTGCCGCTGCACCTCGACTTGGCACCACTTGGCGTCAGCGGATCGCGCCGTGTATCGCACGATGGGGCTGGTCAGTCTCGAACGCGTGATCGAAGCAAGTTTGATGAGGTGCTCGCCAGCATCCCGTTCGTCAGCGCCGATATAGTCGTTGGAGGCGAGCCAGCCGAGGATGGCGGGTGCTGGCATTGCGGTGGTCTTTGGGCCAAGTTCCGACAGGTTATCGTTTGCTGCGGCGTAGGGGTCATGCGAAAGGGCGTCGTTAACTTGGCCGGCGCGGATTGCAGAGTGCATCTGAATTCCTGATTTTCGGGGAAGCTTTGGGGCTGAACCGTTCGCCGTTCGCTACCTAGGAATCTTGAACGAACGAACGGTAGGGAGAGTGGGTAAACCCACACTCCCCCTATATCTGTTTTGGTACAAAAATCGTTCTAAGCGTACGCATTGATTTCATTGAGCTATTCGCCGTCTTTGCTGCCTCGCGAACGATCCGAACGAACGCGAACGAACGGACCGAAAAATTCACATCGAACCGATCGGTTCGTTCGCGCCCTAGAACGGCTTGCGAACGGCTAGTTTTCATCGTAGTCACCAGCGTTTCTCCGGACGAACGCGGACACCTGCTTCTCTCTGAAACGATCGCTACGCACCGCTACGGCGGCCTCCAGTCCTGCCTTTGTCAGGTTCCAGCCGACGCGCTCTTTGTACTCGGCCAGCTTTGCCGCCTTGAGCTTATGCGTTGCGCGCCCCGCGCGGGCCTTGTGCGGCTTGCCCTTCGCATCAGACCACCCGAGCGTCTCCGCCATTTCATGCAGCGATTGTTTGCCGTCCCGTTCGATGAGCAGCAACAGGTCGTCCTCGTCGCGGCGAGCCGTATCCCTGCGCGCCCGAGCCTCACCGGACGTCACAACAGACGCCATGACGGTCGGGACGTCCCGCCCTTTCGAGTCTTTCAATTGCGGGGCATTGACCGTCTTCAATTCGAACTGCAGCGGATCAAAATCGGCACCGCGATACTTCCCGTGCCAGTGCAGTTTGACAACGCCATCTGATTTGATCAGCACTAGGTTGCCGTCGACCTCATTTAGGAACGCACCGCCGCCCCGCGGCAACAGATTGGCCTGGTCAGCACTCTTGGTCGGGTGAGCCGCCACCAGGACACAGGGCGAACTCTCAAGCGTAGTGAGAGTACGCAGGTCGCGCGCATGCTTGCCTAACTCGGTGTTGCTGTTCTCTTCGGAGCCCTGAAAGTATGCGGCGGACGTGTCGATGACAATTAGGTCAGCGCCGCCAAGGCGCTTAACCTCGGCAGAGATTTTCCTGAACATCGCCGGTATCGAGAACGTGCCCTTGATGAAATGAACGTCGATCGTCTCCGGATCGAACGGGAAATGGTGCGCCATCCCGATCCACCTCATCGTCACGTCATCCGGGTTCTCGCCAGCGAAATAGACCACCCGGCCCTTGCGCACTTCCCTGCCGGCCAGCGGCAAGCCGAGCGCCGTGTGCGCGCACAGAAGCAGCAGCACGCCAGTCTTACCCGTGCCGGTCATCGCAGTAAGCGAATAGATGAAACTCGTCTGCGCTATGCCCTCGATCGCGTAATCTGGCGGTTTGAAGCCCCTGACCAGATCGCCGCTTGAGATGATACCCGACCAACGGTCGTCCGCCGGCTTGTTGTCGTTTGCAGCTTTCGGTCGGGCGCGTTCTTCCTGAGTATCATCGTCCGCGCTGGAGGTCGACGCTGCGATGCTCCACCCCATCGATTCCGGATCCAGCCCAAGCCGCTCGCACAGCCAGAGCGCGGCATCCTTCGCTGTGGACGCGCCACCATATTCAGTTACGAGGTTGATGGCTGTCTCACCCTGCTCCTTCCCGAAGTCTTGGATGCCATCAGGGTGGATGCTGATGTCTTCCTGCAGAGGACGGCCCAACTCTTGGGACGTCACGCGCCAGGCGCCCGTTCCAGCCTCTCGGCGAGCAGACGGGAAGAGTGTCGTGACCCACCGCTCCGGCGAATCTAATGCTGCCGCGTTAACGCGCTGCCAAAATGTCTCTCCGCCAGTGTTCAGGTGGCGCTCGGCCTTCGGCTGTTTTTCCGGCTGCCCGAGTTCGGAAAGAATCTTCTCCGCGTTGATAAGAAGCCTGTCCAGATCGGCCGGACTGATCAGCGGCAGGTCTTCAAACGCTACGTCCAGCGGCGATGAGCCGATCCACTCATATGGCCTTCCGGTATCAGGGTGCAGGCCGAACGCAACGAATTGCTGGCCGGATCCGAGCACCTCAACTTGGCAACGATGACCGTTCGCGATGTAAACCGGCGTTGAAGCCTTTTCCCGCGGCTCCTCCGCACGAAAGACATAGAGTGTCTTTGGCGCTCGTCCCACACGGCATAGCGCATCCTCTCCACCTGGCACGGAGCGAACCAATTCCGACAGCCTCGCCGCGACATCCTCATCCGGCGCGTCGACATCAACCGCCACAACCCGGCCAGTGAGAATTCCGGTATTTAAATGGTCGGCATAGCCACGCTCCCACGAAGCTACCGACGCGGGAGTCGCAACAATCTTTGACCAGTTTGATATCCGTGGCCGCTTGCCATCTGTCGGGATCGGCGGATAGCCGTTATCAATGAGGTGTAGTCGAATTTCTGTTGGGGTGGGTGTCTTACGAATGAGTCGCGGAATCGGCGCCAAGGACGTCTCCCAGGTGGGCAGCGGCAAGTGCGGCAAGGTTGGTGCGGAACGTGGGTGCCAGCGACGCTGAGCGACCGCCTGTCTGTGTGTCGGGTGGGTACACCTCATGGCGGCCCGACGGAGTGCGCACGAGGCGCAGTCCGTGCAATGTCACATCATCGCCAAGCTCGACGTCGAATCTGGCGATGCACGCAAACCCCTTCGGCGACGGGGTCTCTCCTGTCGCCCTGATTGATCGGATACGCGGTTCAAGCTGCACAGCGGGCAGCCTTGCGCGAAAAGGCTTCAATGCCGGTCTCGACATACTGCGCCATAGCGGCGTCGGCTTCTTCTTCCCCGGCGCATTCTGCGGCATATGCATTTGCTGCGGCGAAAGCCTGGCGGTCGGATTGAAGACACGCGGACGCGTACTCGAGTGACGCGAAGTCGTCGGGCTCCTTGCCGCAGTTCTTCATCGCAAACACCCGGCCAGGGTACTCCTCAAGAATCAAGGCGAATTCGATTCCAAGGGCGGCAGCGAGGCTTCGAAACCGCTTACCTCGGCCACCAAGGTCGGTTGTGAAGTCAAGGATGATCTCCTTTTCGGGCTCCCTGATCGGGGAGGCCTTTACCCGGAAGGCGAAGAACTCATCCGGACTGGTAACATCAACATCAATGGTCTTTACGCGATATGCGGCGAAATCGAATGTCGGCGTGAATTTGCGCAAAAGAATCTCCTGCCCGCGAAGCGCGGGGCGTCTCATAGGAAATGTGGAGGGTTAACGAGAACACTATCTAGCGACCAGTGCGCTAGCAAATACTAAATATAGTGTTATGGGGCAGATTTTTCTAGTTCAGTCGGCTCGCGTGCTGCTTATGCTGCCGCCCTTGCGCCGCGGTTGTCGTTGGCCACTCTGACGAAGCGCGATCCTAGCCATTCGCAAAGTTCCGCTCGTGGGTACCGAACGCCCTTTGTTGAGGTCGTTCGGTAGTAGGAAGGGCCACCGCCGCGGTGCCGCTGCTTCTTCACTGACAGTTCGGTGATGCCAAGGATGCCAGCAAGTTCCCTGCTGTCGAAGGCGGTGGGAAGGTCGGGATCGGCGGCCAATTTCTGATAGACGGCCGCGCCGGAAAAGCCCTGCGCCGTCCAGTGCGCCAAGCGTTCCGAAAACGCCCTATCGGCGTGGTTGCTCATGTCAGTCACCATTTCGGTTGTTTAGGATGACTGACATTTACCGCTTTACCGCGATAAAGATTACTTTGCTTAAATCAGCCCTGAGGACTTCCCTCGGCGGCGCGGATTTCCTCAATGGCCCGCTCGTATTTGCCAAGCGCAGTGGCGATCTGCGTCACGTCAAGCATGTAGCGCGCGGCAAGCTCTATGCGACGCTCCTCGTAGCCCATGCCGATATCGCGAAGATCATCATTGTCGACGCCGATCTCCCACCATCGATGCTTCGCGCCGAACGGTTGTCGCCCTCGCTTCGAGACTGCGGCTCGCAACTCTTGAGCAAGAGGGCCGTCGCCGGCTTCCGCCAGAAACGCAAGCGCCTTCTCGCGGTGTGCCTTGCCCCGGTGGAGTTCATCGCGCGCCAGTATCGCCCTTACCTCTATCGGCGGTAGCTTAGCCATCACCTGCACCTATCGTCTTCACGTCTGCCGCAGGCCTTTGCAGGACGTTCATAGCGTCAGCGGCACGTTGTGCGCCGCGCCTTCCAAGGCTCTCGGCTCGCGCGACATAGCGCGCCGTCATGGCTAGTGTCTTCCAGCCGAACGCCTCTCGCAGTTCATGAGCCTGCGCGCCACTCAGCGCCGCCCAAGTGGCCGCCGTGTGCCGTAGTGCATGAGGCGTGATGCGCTCGACACCGGCCACGGCGCAGACACCATCCAGCACTTCCCGAATGTCAGCATCGCCGACTGGATAACGTCCCTTGCGGTTGGAGAAGACGAATCCAATACGATGCTGCTGCCTATCGATGATCGTTGCCGCGTCCGTCGACAGCGCCCGTGTCTGCGCCCCTGTCTTGGAGTCGGGCAGGCGAACAATCATGCGCTGCAAATCCACCATATCGAATGTCATCAGCCGTGCTTCAGATATGCGCCAGCCGGATACGGTCATGAACCGGAGCAAGTCCCCTATAGGAGTTTTGATCGCGGCGAGCGCCTTGACGAACTTGGGCAGGTCGATCTCGTCCAGCCAGGCTTCGCGCGGAATCTCCTTGAACTTCGGTAGCCGCATACATGGATTGTCGGCACGCCGCCCCTGCCAGTTCATCATTTTTGATAACACGGCAAGGGCGCGGTTCGCGTCGGTCGGATGAGCCTTATGCTTGCGCATGAAGGCTGAGACCATGTCGGGCGTGATGTCGGCGAAGCGTCGGCCCTTGAAATACGGGGTCAGCAGGCGCCGGATCCTGCCCCTGTAGTCCTTGATCGTCGCCGGTTTGCGATCGGCGAGATAATGGGTTTCGAAGTCTGCTGCGACGTCCTCGAATAGTGGCTGCGCCTTCTTCGCTGCCTTAGCTGCGGCTGGATCGTCGCCATTCTTGATGGCGCGCAGCATAGCCTCGGCCTCAGAGCGCGCCATCGCTGCCGGGAACTTCGACGCCTCGCCGATCGAGACCTTGCGGCGGCGCCGCTTGCCTTCCTTGCCGGGCAACTCGTGCATGACGAAGAACAGCTTCGAAAGCGAGGCGTCGGCATTGCGCCGCACGCGCAAGCAAAAACCGGGCAATCGGCTATCGCGGAATATGCGCTCGGGCTTGTCGCCAAGGCTAAGACGCTTCAGGAAATCGTCGCTCAGAACGGGCAC